CCTCAAGCCCGTTCACGAGTGGCCAGACGATGGGCTGGTGGTCATTCTGGCAGACGTCTAACGGAACAGGAAACGTGTATCTCTGGGAATCCAAGGACTGCGTGGCCGTTCTGGTGAGCAACTCGACAGGATCTGCGGTGTACGGCTTTTTTGGCGGAGCGATTATCGACCCAGAATCTGACGACACGACAACCGACGCAGAGACCGACGGAAAAATGTACGGGCTGATTACTTCTGGGGTATCGCCGATCGGGACGACGTTCAATTCCGGTAGCGGCCTTATGGATCACTCGGGGTATCAAAACTGTGCTGGAGTCTTTACTCCAGGGAGCGGGACAGTCTTAACGATGAACAGAATGACCAGATTTATCTCCGACGTCTCGACAACCGGAATGAAAACGCGATCCGGAAAGTTTGCGAGAGCGGCGATAGTGATGCGGTCAAGTTCTCCGGACAACTGCCTCGGCAGGCTCAGGGACATCTACGCTTTCACCGACTCGCAGACTCCGGCCAAGCACACCAACGGCGAAGGAACAGTCGGCTACATCTTCGGCTCCACAACCTCAAGCATCTCGGACTGCCTGCTCCTGGAGCATTGATGCCCAAGCGGATGGAGTTCTTCCGCCCCAAGCGGGCCAGGATGCGAGAGAACCGCCCCAGCGCCTACCAGCGAGGCTACGGCGGCAAGGCCTGGGCGGCCACGAGGCAGCGAGTCCTGCTCCGCGACAGCTACCAGTGCCGACTCTGTCGGCGGGTGGTTGGGGGCGAGACGGGCGAGGCCCACGTTGACCACATCGTGCCGAAGCGGCTCCTCGACACGAACGACGAGTCAGCGCTCCAGACGCTCTGTGCTCGATGCCACGGCAAGAAGACTGCTGAAGAGCAGCGTTGATCGAGGCCCCGGAATCATTTCCGCGTTCGCCAAAACCTTTACCAGGGAAGGCGAGAGGAGGGAAAAGGGTACGCACAGCGACCAGGCTTACACTGCAAGGCCCACGCTGAGGCCTCTGGCAGGCCCCAGGAAGCCCGATCTTGCCTGAAGGGTGCCCCCAGTCGCCTGAACTTGTTACAGGTCAAATTTGGGGCTCTCGTCGAAATACTTCGCTCTCCCTATATAGGGGATTTTACAGAGGTGAAAAGTAGAGGTTTAAGAGGTTTAACCCCCAAAATCGGGAATATCCTATCGAAAAACACGAGAAAAATGTCCTATATACCTATGCTGCGAGAAAGGTTTAGGTCGGGTTTAAGAGGCATAGGAAATCTGCTGGCTCGATCGCCAGTTTCGAGCGTGGGCGATGCTCTTCCCATGCAGAACTTCAGCGACCTTGCGAGACCCACCTCTGGCGACCAGAGCAAGAGCCACATCCAACCACTTGGTTCTGCGAGCCTCTCTCACCAGGCGAGGCCACTGCTCATGGTGGCCATGTCGCCAACAACAAGTCATCGCGACGAGAAGCCTGTCGAATCGAGGCGATCTACCCCAGCGAATCGAGGGCTCTCTGCCCCATCGCATCGAGGCCTGAGTCGTTCGCGAGGAATCCTCGAAATCAAGTCTCCCCAACTTTACTGGCGAGCCAAGTCTCGTCATGATGAACACAGGCACCCACCCCCAGGGAGTCTCTTCGCGAAAGTCGAATGGGCAGGAAGACCCTGCGGACTCGCTGGCGTGAGCGCCTGCGGAATTTTTGAGGGGGTCTTTTTCCGGCCTAAAACCGCAATTTCATGGGACGCACCCCGCAGCCCACCAGTCTCAAGGTCATTCGCGGCAACCCGGGCCAGCGAGCCCTGAACTCCGCCGAACCGCAGGCTCCGCCGGCCGATCTGACCCCGCCCGACTGCCTCGATCCGTCCGGGCTCGAAGTCTGGAACGAGACCGCGCCGCTCCTGGCGAGGATGGGCGTATTCACCCAGGCCGACCGCCGACTCCTGACTCGCTACTGCCTGCTTCAAGAACAGTTCGCCCATGTCGTGAAGCACGTTCGCGAAAATGGGATGACGCAACTGACGCAGACCGGGTATTCGCAACTGACGGCGGAGGGCGCGCTGTTCAAGGGCCTGCCGGCGGAACTCCTGCGGATCGAGCAGCAGTTCGGAATGACTCCAGCAGCCCGATCAACCCTGAAGGTGAGCAATGCCGCTACCCAAGAAAACCCGCTTGCCGCGTTTATCACGAAGCGAAGCGGCTGATCAGGGGAAGTCGTTCTACTTCGACCCCGAGAAGGCCCAGCACGCGGTGGACTTCTTCGAGAAGTTCCTCGTCCACTCCAAGGGCAAGTTCGCAGGCCAGCCGTTCACGCTCCTCGAATGGCAGAAGACCGAAGTCATCGAGGAACTCTTCGGGTGGATGAGGCTCGACACCGACACTCGGAAGTTCCGGGTCGGGTTCATCGAGGTGCCCAAAAAAAATGGCGCCTTGGCCCTCGCAGCCTAGCGCTGCGAGGGCCAAGGCGACCAGGCAAATCGACTCTCCTCTCTGGAATCGGCCTGTACATGACTGTGGCCGACGGCGAGCCTGCCGCCGAGTGCTTCGGATGCGCAACCAGCCGCGAACAGGCCTCGATCGTCTACAAGCAGATGAAGGAACTGGTTCAGGCCAGCCCTCACCTGTCCCAGTTGCTGGAGGTTGTCGAGTCTCGCAAGACGATCGCCTGCTCGCCCACCAACTCCTTCTGGCGGGTCATTTCTTCTGACGCTGGTCGCCAGGAAGGGCTCAATATCCACTCGCTCTGCTACGATGAAATCCATCAGGCCAAGGACAGGAAACTGTGGGGTGCGGTCCGCTATGGTGGCATCTCTCGAAGTCAGAGCCTCATCCTGGCGATCACCACAGCCGGCACTGATCGAGCGAGCGTCTGCTACGAGTTGCACGAGCACGCCTTGAAGTGCATGGCCGATCCGACGTTCGACGATCAGTTCTTTGCCTTCGTCGCAGGGGCCACGATCGAAGACGACTACCGAGACCCCGAAGTCTGGAGACTCGCGAATCCATCGTTTGGTGCCACGATGGACGAGGAGTCGTTTAAGGCCGACGTTCGGGACGCCGAGGGCTCGAAGGCCAGACTGGCGGACTTTCTTCGATACAGGCTCAACGTCTGGGTGCAGGGCTCGAATAAGTTCGTTGACCTGACTCGGTGGGAGCGTTGCAAGCGAGGCTACCCGACGCCAGACGCGAAGCGAGAGTGGTTCCTGGGACTCGACCTTGCGACCACCTGGGACGTTAATGCCCTCGTGGCCGTCTCGAAGGCGATCGAGGAAGAGACAGGCGACGAGGTTTTTGACGTCATCTGTCGGTTCTGGATACCAGAGGACAACGCTGCCCAGCGGCGAGACGAGGTGCCTTACGTCATATGGGCTCGCGATCCCCGGGTTGGCCTGACGCTCACACCCGGCGACACCTGCGACTATGAGTTTATCCGGCGAGACATCCTGGAGTTTGCCAAGACGCATCAAGTCGTGAAGATCGCAACCGACCCCTACAACGCCCACCACCTCCAGCAGCAACTTCAGGCGGAAGGATTGTGCGTGTTAGGCTTCTCGCAGACCCACAGTTCGCTCAATCACCCGACGAAACTCCTGGACACGCTGATCGCCCAAGGTCGGCTGCGAACTGGGGACAATCCGATCCTCAACAACCACGCCTCGAACTGCGTTCTGCGAACGAACTCAGAGGGCTACATCAAAATCCAGAAGCCAGCCCCTATGAGTTCGGCAAGAGTTGACGGGATGGCGGCCTTGACGATGGCGATCGCGCTGGCGGCTGATGCGTCGGCCGGTTCCAGAAGGCCCGACCCGGAGATCATTGTGCTATGAGAGAAGAGCGGGTGCTGTCTGACGTTGTCTGGACACCGGAACAGGGCGTCGAGTCGCCCGAAGTTCGGTCGATTGCCTGGAACAACTTCCTCCTCTCGGACGAGATGTTCATGGGCCAGTGGCGGACGGCCGCCGAGATTCGGATCACGCCCGAGACTGCCCTCTCCAGCACTGTCGTGCTGGCCTGTTGTCGCATTTTGGCAGAGACGATCGCCAGTCTTCCGCTTCATGTCATGCGGCGACAGGAGACCGGCGGCTCGAAACCAGCCACAGACATTCCGCTCTACAAAGTCCTGGCCTTCGCGCCCAACGAATGGCAGACGAAGTTCGAGTTCTTTGAGCAGATGGTCATGAGTCTGACCCTGTGGGGCAACTCCTACAGCCTCATCCGGTCTGGTCGATACGGAGCAGTCTCGGCCCTCGACAACCTCCACCCCTCGCGGATGAACGTCGAGAGACTTGAGAACGGCAGGCTTCGGTACTCGTACACGAACCCCGAGAACGGCCGCCTGGAGTTGTACACGCAAGATCAGATCATGCACATCCGCTGGACGGCGGAGCCCGACGGCATCAAGGGCATGGTTCCGATCGAGGTCGCCCGCGAGGCGATTGCTCTGGCCCGCGCCTGCGAGATTCACGCCAGCAAGTATTGGGCGAACTCGGCCCGCCCCGGTGTCGTTCTCCAGACCGACAACTCGCTCTCGCCCGAAGCGGCCGAGAGACTGCGGGACAATTGGGAGAGATTGCATAAGGGCAGCGACCGGGCTCATAGAACCGCGATCCTCACCAATGGATTGAAAGTCGAGCAAGTCGGATTCAACGCAGAGCAGTCCCAATTTCTGGATTCCAGGCGCTTTCAAAGTGAGGAGATAGCGCGCGTCTACAGGTTGCCCCTCGCGCTTGTGCAGGGCCAGACTATGGGCAACATGGAGAGCACCGGCCAGGAGTTCGTCACCTACACGTTGGTGCCGTGGCTTCGCCGGATCGAGAGCGGCATCTCTCGTTCGCTGATCTACAACGACGACACGTTCGTCGCAGAGTTCGACACCAAGGCGCTCATGCGGGCGAACAGCAACGCTCGTGCGGGCTTTTATTCGACGATGCAGAACCTGGGCATCTACTCGGTCAACGACTCTCGCCGAGACGAGGGCCTGCCGCCGATCGAGCATGGCGACCAGCACTTCGTCGCCATGAACATGATTCCGCTGGAGCAGGCCGTGAAAGGCCCGCAGCAGCAAGACCCGATGGCGGGCGGGCCTCCACCCGCGATGCCCGGGGGGAAGCCCAGCCTGCCCGGCGTGAAGGACGGCGAGGCTCCGCCCGAGGCTCCGCAGGGACAGCCGTCGGAGAAGAAGCCGGAGCCGCTCGCCGAGGGCGACGTCGTGACATGGGGCGACAGCAAGATCGGCGAACTCAAGCACATCATGGAGCAGGGGACGCTCGACCTGAAGAGCGGCGAGAAGGTCGAGGTTGAGCCAGGCGAGCCAGTGGCTCTCGTCGTCGATCCCAAGAGCGGAGAAGAGTTCGCGGTCAAGGTGGCAGAACTTCAGAAAGCGAAGAAGGCCGAGGCTGTCGAGCAGCGACGTCTCTCGCCGCAGAACCAATCGCTCTACGACGCCCAGGAGCAGATCGTCCGCGAGAAGGGCCGCTGGTCACAGGCCGACTCGCACTACCAAGAGCGGAATCCGTTCGCCTCGCGGGGCATCCTCTGCCGCAACTGCGTCTACTACGAGGAGGGAGGATCGTGCGAGATCGTGAAGGGCTCGATTCGTCCCGACGCGATCTGCAAACTCTGGATCATCCCCGACGAGCGGCTCTCGGTTCCCGAGCAGCGAGACTGCGGCACCGGCGCTGGCGGATTCCAGCCGGGCAACGACTGCGGCACCGGCGACGGAAGCGAACCGAAGTCATCGTCCGCTATTGACAACGATACCAAGGCCCGAGTCTTTCCCGAGAAGTCTGGCCGGTTCCGCTCTGCGATTGACGACGTCGTGTCGAATTCCGGAGGCGACCCGACCAAGGTGTGGGATCGCAGCAAGGGACTCGCCGAGACGCCGTCGCCGTCCGAGGTGGGTCGGTATGCCGATGAGCAGCAGAGCCAGACCGGCAAGCCGCTCACGCCAGAGGCGGAGGCGTCTTACGCGGCGCTCGTCGATGAGATCGGAAAGCAGTACGAGGCCTTGCTCGCGTCGGGCCTGAAGGTTCACGCCTGGAAGGGCGAGGGCGAACCCTATGGCGATCCGCCCGGCAGCACTCGCCCGAACTCCGACAAGATGCGGCGAGACACCGCCGAGGGCGGCGAGTATTCGTTCTTCATGACCGAGAGATCGGAAGAGCACACG